CTATCACTGAGGTGGCTATTGACACCCTCCAAGTGATTATCTCAGGGGCTAGTCCCTCTGATGTTCCTGACCTTGAAGCCTTGCAGATTGCAACCGCTGATCAGGTCTTTCAAGATGTCATCCTTCCTGACACCCTCACAGCTGTGAGGAGCGCTCTCCAAGGAATGACTGTAAACGTCCCCATGAGCCAAGCCATTGACGCGCTGAATCAGCGCCTTGAGCAGAGCACAGGGACACAGCTCACACAGGCTAGGACTCAGCTCAATAACTATGGGCGCACAGTCACAGCTAAAGCGGCTGAAGCGTATGACCTTGACCTCTACCTCTACACAGGCCCACGCGATGGCATCACCCGCTCCTTCTGTCGTCCACTCATTAACAAGGTGGTAGATGAGAAGCAGATGAGGAAGCTAGACAATGGTCAGGGGATGCCTGTTAAAATTAGCGGTGGCGGTTATAATTGCAGACACAGCTGGTCACCCATCACAGACACCTTCATGGAAGCGGCGGGGCTTCAGAAGGCCACGGCTCAGGATATAGCCAAAGCAAACGCAGGAGGCGCGCGATGATTAAGACTGTAACAGGTCAGACAAGAGTTTATGAGTGGGTGGCCCCTGGTCCTCTAAGCGGGTCAGCTGTGATGACTGTGGGGAGCTCCACACCTGTCACCCTCACTCAGACACGCGCCAATGCCACAGTCTCAGCTATCGCCAACGATAGGCGAACGCTCACAGTAGATAGCCAAGCTACAGCGCTCCAAGCTGATCAGCTCAAGGCTTACCTTGTGACTGATGGTGACAGCATCTACAGCGTTACTGTGGTGAGGATGGTGGGGACCACGGCCATCCTCGCTGAGCCTCTACCTCGTGAGGTAGACATGAGTGAGACGGCTGAGCTCGTCTTTGGGATGCACTATGGGACCATCCCCTCAGTTATCACCAACACATCAGGCTATTATCCTATACAAGTCAGTTATACGCTCGACATGGGACAGCAGACACAGACCAAGCTTGAGAAGGGGCTTCTCAAGGTCACACCACGCCCATTTGATACAGGGCTGAGCCATGATGAGCTTGTGGGCCAATTCCCTCAACTAGCTGACATGCTCCCACGCCGTCAGAGCTCTTTTCAGGCTCAGATTGAGGCGGCCTTGGCTGAGGTGGTCTTGGTGGTCAGAGATCATCTGAAAGATGAGCCAGAGGTCACAGAAGATGAGGTGTTCAACGCTGGCTCATTCCTCAACGCTCACGCCTACTGCACAGCGGCGCGGGTGTATGAGATGGTCAACCAGCTTGATAACGCCAACCTCATGCGTCAGCGCTGTCAGGAGCTCATGGATATTAGCTTGAGATCATTGGCCTTAGACCGCGATGGGGACAACGTGGTGGATGATAATGAGCTAGATGTGGCTAAGAAGGGAGGGAGCGCGCGCGACCTCAGAGCCTCATGGAGCTCCTACTCCAAGACAGCCTATGATGCCACCTTCACACCCACGCGTGGGATGAGGCACTAACATGACCGCCAAGGTCAGGCTCAACCTCCCCACCTCGCTGTGGACTGCTAAGGATAGCGCGCGCTTGGCGCAGAATACCTTGGCGGCCATCAAGCTGAGGACCACCAGGGGGGTGGATGCTGATGGTAGACCTTTTCAGCCTTACTCAACTAACCCCATCTATGTTCCATATCGAGGGGCAAGGCTAAAGCCTAAGGGTGGGAGGGTATCACGCTCAGGTCGCTCAGTTTATTATGAGGGCGGGTATCGTGAGTACAAGAGTGAGAGCAGAGAGCACTTTGTGGGCTCGAGCGCCTTAGTGGACCTCACCCTCAGCGGGGCGCTTCTCAATAACCTCATGGTGCTTCAAGCCACAGATAGCTTCTTTATCATTGGCCTCACTCAGGAGGTCAGAGGCTATGGGTACAAAGTCAACGCTGAGCGTGAGTTTCTTGGTCTATCTCCCAGAGATGTCAATGTGCTAGTCTCAGCGGTACAAGCTGAGATCACAAAGAAGATCAAGAGGGGGAGCAAATGAGCCAAGGTATCTATTCAGCGCTCGATTATTTAGAGGGCCAGATTGAGGCCACCCTCCCCAAGACAGACTCACATCACGGCTTTGTGAGCATTAACAGCTCAGGGCGTGTGGGACCGCTTGAGGCTCATCAGCACACCACGCGCTTCTTCGAGCTCAGGCTTGAGACGTTCGCTATTGATGATGGTGAGGCTGGCATCAGTGGACGTAGGCGCGCCACAGTTAATCTGAGGGTGCGCTATGATATTGGTGAGCTCCACTTTATGGAGAGGATGATAGCTGAGGACGCAGCCGCGCTCATGGTCACCCTCAAAGGCCCACAGTATAATCTAGCCTCAACAGGTATCATCTCCCTGATACCTGGTGAGCCAACCACAGAGCCAATCCTTGACCCCACCTCTGAGGTCATGGCCTTGGTCTTAACCTTCCCCTTTGACCTGCTTTATTTGGAGGCGCTATGAGCGTGACCCACAGAAGTTTAAGCGTGGCTGTTGAGAGCTCCTTTGGCTCACTCAGCTCAACCACAGGCCTCCCTGACAACAGTGGCCTATCCTTCACCTCAATCCCATGTGAGCGTGACCCTATCATCGTTTATGGTGACCCTGTGGTCAGCGAGCGTAATGACGCGCGTGATGGTACCTATGGGCTCGCTCCTGAGCCTGACACAGTGTGGTCTGGTGGGTCGCGTGTTCGACGTCGAACAGGTCAAGTCACCCTCAGGCTTGACCTCACCACTGTGGGGAGCTCCACCACCAACTATGAGGCCAACTATCTTGGTCAGCTCTTAGCTGGTGGATTCAAGTCTGCTTATACCAACACAGGGACAGACTCAATCACCGCCATCTCAGACGTCAACACCTTCACGCCCACCACAGGCTCAAACTACATCGCTGGTGGCTTGATTGGTGTAGACATCAATGGGCGCGCTGAGTACAGCGCTGTAACTGATACAGACGTGACGGGTGATGTGACTGTGAGCCCTGCTTTCAGCTCTGGCTTCACAGGTACGCCAACCGCTCAGCTACTACAGACATGGTACGCGCCACAACAGACCGCTCAGCTTGGCTCAACGCGCTACTCCCTGAGCTTCCGTGTGGATGGGGTCAACTTCCGCTCATACGCTTATGGCTGCCGACTTGAGAGTATGACTCTGAGCCTAGACAATGGGCGCGTTATGGCTGACCTCACCTATCAAGCGGCGCTCATTCAAGATGATCACGCTTCAGCGGTTGGACCTGTCGAGCCAAGCTACAACAGCGGAGCGCCCTGCTTCTTCCGTGGCTCCTATGCTGTCATCTCAAGCGGGTCGCCCACCTCCCTGACTGACGCCTCAACAGGTGACACCTTGGGACGTATCGCCCTTGATGTGGATGACTTCACCCTCACAGTCACCAACACCCTCACGCCAAAGGGTCACTCTAACAGCATCCTGGCCATGAGTGACATGGAGGTGACTGATGTTGACGTAGAGCTCACGCTCACCTTGAGCAACGTCAACACCACCATCAATGATGACTTCTTCAATAGAACGCTACGTCAGGTGTTAGTGGGCTTTGGTCCATTGGCTAATGGTCAGGGTGGAGCCTTTCAAATCCCTGCGGCTTACCTTACTGTGGACCCCTCCAAATATGACCCAAGCGGGAATGACATCGTCAGACAGCAACTCACCTATAAGGCGTCACGCTTTGGTGGTGACATTGATGACGGCTCATATGAGGCTTGGAATAGTCCCTTTAGGCTTGCACTAGGCAAAGGTTAAAACACATGGCGCTCTCATTCCTCCCAGACTCTGACCTCACCCTTGACGTGGTGGTAACTTGTGACCCTGCTGTGGAGGCTACTCCTGAGCAGGTGAGCGCCTACATGTTGAGCGGTGAACCTTCAGACCTTGGAGGGAGCGAGGGCGCTACTGTGTTCACCCTCAAGGCGCTCTCACCTAGTGACAGGGAGACAGCTGAGGTCAAGGCGGGCGCTTACACCCGCTCTGAGCTTGGGCGTCTCTTATGGCTTGAGGCTCCTGATGAGGAGAGGGCCAAGGCGAGATGGCATCATGAGCTCCAAGAGGATGAGCGTGAGGCGCTCGCCTCCTATCAAAGCTATCTCAACAGGGTCTTTGTGGAGATGGTCAAGGTCGCCCTCATCAGCATTGATGGTGAGCCAGCTGAGGGGAAGCTTGACCTGATCAAGCCTGAGGCTCATAGGCTTCAGGTCATTACTGAGCTAGTGCAACACATCCAACGGATGAGCCTCTTAGGTCAGCGGGGAAAATAGCGCTCGCGTCCTCTGTATGGCTTGCCAACAGCGGGGGGCGCGGGTGGAGCTGTGACCAATGCAGGGAGCGCCCTGCATTAAGGCGTCAGCGTGGGAATTGTGGTGGTCCTTTTAAGGAGGGGCTTCCCCTCGCTCAGCGTGATGAGCGGGGCTTATTTGTCCCTGGTTATCGAGTAGCGCCAAACTGTGGCGGGGGCTTTGCTGACCTTGAGGTCAGGTCTTGTCCTATAGCTGATCAGAATAGAATGGCCTCAATCATTGAGGTCTATCATAGGCACAGGCAAGGGCTCAGCTCTATAGCGTCTAGCTATCCGCGCCCCACCTGTGCAATAATTGAGGCGCTTGACGTGCTACATCATAACTCTGAGGAGTTATTACACAGACAGCGTGAGCAAGCTCTACAGGAGACCCAGCATGGCTGAGAATACAATTCAGATCGAGGTTGAGCTAAAGGGTGAAAAGGACGTCACCAAACAGCTAGACAATTTGAAGGATGGAGCCAAGGACGTTGGCGAGGGCTTCAAGGGTGTCACCAAGATCATGGACAAGAGTAGCGCTCAGATTGGTGAGGGCTTATCAACCATGTCTGACGCTGTGGGGTCGAGCGTTGAAGCTGTCAAATCACTCAAGGGCGCTGTGGGCGCTTTGGGTCAAGGTGGTGTCGCCAGCTTCCTTAGCTTGGCTTCACCTATTGCCTTGGTCACTACAGCGGTGGCGGGTCTATATGAGGGCTTTAGACAATTAAGTGGAGCGGCTAAAGAGGCAGAGGACCGCCAAGAGGCTATGGCCGCCGCTTCAGCTGACCTCACCTCAAAGCTTGAAGCGCTCGCTGAGGGTGGAGTCATCCCAACCACTAGCGCCCTGCTCAAGTTCACTCAGGTCACCCTTCAATCTCAGGTAGCCAAGGAGCTCCTACAGAAGCAGGTGGAAAAGAGCCGCCCACAAATGGAGGCCTACACTGAGTCACTTGACGCTGTTGGCAAGGCTCAAGATGAGCTCAACAAGCTAGACGCTAAGGGCTTGAAGCTATCTCAGGAGGGCTTGGCGGCGCGTAGGCGATTAACCACAGCTGAGATGGAGCGTGATAAGGCTCAAGGCGCTCTCAATAAGCGTCTCAAAGCCCTTCAGGGTCCACTACAGCAAAACCTTGAGCTTATCGCTAAGGCGTCAAAGCAAGAGAAGGAGCTTGAGGAGAACACCACGGACAACCTCAAGGCCAAGGTCAAAGAAAACGCTGAAAGATTAAAGACCTTACAAGTAGCGGAGCAAGAGCTCTACACTCGTGACGCCTTAACGCTCGCCAACGCTAAAGAGCAGATCAGCCTTGAGGCATCTCAGGTGGCGAGGCGCGCTGAGGATATGGAGCGCGCTGACCTCATCAAGACCATTGACCAACAGACTCAGGCCATCCTTGAGCTCAACCAAGTGGACGTGGCAGGGCGAGCACAGGCAGCTAAGGCGCGCCGTCAATTTGCTGAGGCTGACAAGAAGGCGAGCGAGGCTGAGCGCAAGCGCCTCGAGGAGATGAGCAAGGCTAGAGCCCGCGCGGCTCAAGCTGAGCAGACACGTCAGACCCTCCTACAGAGCCAGCTCAATCAGCTCAATATCAAGCTCACTAAGGAGGGAGATGATGAGCTTTTAGCCCTAGCGCGTGAGCGTTATAAGACAGGGCTTGAGCTTGCCAAGGATGACGCCATGAAGCGGGCGGTAGTTCAGAAGCAATATCAGCTTGAGGTCAATACCATCATGGACCAGGCTGAGGCTAAAGAGTTCGCCCGAATGGAGAGAATGGACGCTGAGCGTGAGCGTGAGCGTCAACGTCAGCGTGAGCAACGACAGAAGGACGCCGCTGACCTAATAGCTCAACAGGAGCTGATGGTGAGTAGTTTTGCAGAGTTCACCAAGGCGATCACCAAGACCACAGCAAGCGAGCTTCAATCCGCCGCCACAACCTTAGGGTCTATCATTGATGAGTATGGTCAAGGTTTTGCACAAGCGGCGGCTGAGGCTGCCCTCTTTGGTGATGTGGCAGGTAAGAGCTTTAAAGAGGCCACGGGTGAGCTCCTCAAGTCATTAGCAGTGGAGGCCACAGTCAAAGCGCTTATGAAGGGCGCTGAGGCTTTAGCGATGGCGTTTATCAATCCCGCTCTAGCTGGTAACTTGGCAGCGAGCGCCGCCGCTTATGGAGCTGCCGCCGCCGCCGCTAGAGCTGGCGCGGGGGCGCTTGGTGTAGGTGGTGGCGGTGGAGGTGGTGGGACAACCGCCTCACCATCAGGAGCTCCACAGGTGGCGAGCGCTCCACAGCGTGAACAGGCTGAGACTTCATCAACTGTGGTCAATATCAACTTTGGAGGCGCTGTGATATATGACACCCAAGAGGCAGCGCGTCGCGCTATGGTCAACGATATAGTCCAGACCTACAACCGCAACCCTAGAGGGATGGCGCGCTTTAGTCAGCAGAGGATGAGGTGAAACCATGCCATACAACACACCCGCTCCCAACTTCGGACTCTTGGCTGCCTTTGATGCTCGCCAATGGGCAGGGGTTGACGTGGTACGCTACAACGCCACAGATGTCAGCCTTCCTTCATACGCCACAGGGGGGGGAGTATATGAGGATGGCCTCTTCTTCCTCAATGGGAGAGGGGTTGGAGATACCACACCCACAGACGCGATGGGGACGCTTGAGGAGGCTTTGGGGACATTAGCCACCTTCAACACCACATGGTCTGTGGAGCTCACAGAGGACGATAGAATCAAGATCACCTCAGACGCTCTTTTCAGAGTGACCCCTCTTGACGCTGATGTCTTAGGGCTTGGCACATCTACAGCTGTGGTTGATGGGGCTAATTTTAGCGTGACCGCCTCAGCGGATTGGACGCGCGGCGTCTATAGTGGCGAGCGCTACAGGTTTGATAATCTGTTAGGGACTAGCTTTGACGCCTTCAGAGCAGCTGAAAATAGGCCATGGCCTTCTCAGGACGTAGTGACCACCTTGAGAGAGCGTGGCTCAGGTGACGTGGATGACCTAGCGCCTACAGATTGTCTTGAGGAGCTCATCAGGGACCAAGCGGGTCAGGAGATTAGGTGGATTCTCAATGATGTGGGCCACGTTGAAGTCTGGTATATGAGCACAGGGCTATTTGGTTGGCTTGATACTAGCTTCAGAGATCGCCTTGGGTTCAATGGGCGTGAGGACGCTGAGGCCATGGGCTCAACAGCTACAGACTATGTGGCGCGTATCGTGGCATCCAATCCCATGCCAGGGGCGCTCCTCCCCTCAAGACCCTTCCAAGATCACCACTACAGCGTGGAGAGCGTGACACAGGCGCGCCGTAAGATTGGCGGGGGTTACACCTCCAACCTCATTGGCACCTACACCACAAGCGCGCTGAGCTTTGACCTTGACGCCTTGCTTGATGTCCGTGATCTATACCGCCACTTTACTGATAGCTTTGTCCCTTATGCCTCCAATGGTGAGCGGGTCAACTTCTACCAAGGGTGGGGTGATTCTAGGCGCTCGCTCAGGTCAGCTTTGGTCAGCTTCACACAGGAGCCCTATGACCTCATCTACACCTCAGAGGACAATGGTGACCAAGGTAGGCTCAGGTGCTCGATTGTGACCGCCTCCTATGATCTAGCCTTTGGCTCACTTAAAAGGCGTGTACCTGTCAGCCTGAGATTGGAGCACTTATGAGCAACAGCTTCACAACTCCTCCCACGCTCGCTGATGAGGTGACCGTGGTGGCGGGTCAGGTCATAGGTGAGGGAGCTGTCACAGCTATGAGTGACACCGCCAACTATCTCTATGCTTATGGTGGGACTCACAACGTCATCAGCCAAGCGTGGGCTGAGGGTCAATTCACTCAGAAGGGGACCACCTACCAGCCAATGGTTGAGTATATGATCCCCATCATCACACATGAGCACTATGAGCTCCACCTTCACCTGATAGCCTTAGGACCAGGGGGCATAAGGTCAACGCTGACCATTGGCTCAGACGTCTACACCGCTGAGACGCTCTCAACAGGAGCTGGCCCACACATCATTGAGCAGACTGTGACTGTAACTTCAACTCCCCTAGCTAGTTATGGGACATTATCCATTGAGGTGAAGCACACCACAGGCACACCCAACCACCATGAGATAAGGACGCTTGCAGCTCATTGGGTGGCTAAGGCGTCACCACTCTCAACAGGCGCGCTCCCTGATGGTAAGCTGAACATCTACACACCTTTTGGGATTAACAGAGTGGGGAATGATTATCCTCTGAGCGCTCGATGGGGTGTGGATATGCTTGAGAATATCGAGACGCTGAGGAGGAGGGTCCTCGCCTATACCTCATGGTCTGGTGTAGATAATCTGTTTGCCGCTCCCACTTCAGTCTCAGACCCTGCACCTGCTGTTTATCTAGGTGTGGGTGACATTGAGGTGTTGTTTAGCCCTGTATTTATCCCTCATGAGGCGTTTGATGGCGACAACTTCTACACGATTACAGTGTGGTTTAACATGGTGAATATCAGCGCCCTTTATCCTTCAGTGACTTATGTGATTATGGGTCAAGAGATCACCTTGACAGCCAACGGGTGGAGCTCCCATGACATCACTATAAGACCTGACCAAGATGAGGAGATGAGCCAGCTCTTTAACTTCTCAGTTTATCGAGCGGGATTAGATAACGCTGACCACAATTGGGAATTTCTGCTCAATATCGAGCAGAACCCTACCTTAACTCCAGGAGTACCTTGGATTAAAGGGCTCTGTATTTGGGGAGTATGAGACATGGCCACACCTACTAATTTTCAACCGCTCCCATCAGCTCAGGTTTGCGCTAATGGTGTGATCACCATGGGGGCCCCTGTGGCTCAGATGGCGCTGTCACTCAAACAGCTAAACCAAGTCAAGTTTCGATCAGCTGGCTATTATCATGTAGGGCGCTCCACTTGGCAGGATTGGAACTCAATCAACTACGCTAAAGGGGCCACCTTTGGAGGTTATCAAAACATTCCAGCCAAGGGCTATATGGATGAATTTGATCTATTTTATTTTAGCCTACCAACCTCTGAGTGGATTGGGATTGAGATCACCTATGGAGCCGCCTCATCAAACCCCACCTCTTTGACGGGGCCTAATATCTTGGTTGAGTTATATGGGATAAGTGGGGGCTCGATTGGCGCCAAGATAGATGAGGGGATCCTCTTCACATATCCCGCACAGCTCCAAATCTTACAGCGTGGTCAGCTCACAGGGTTAGCGAGGGTCAACACAGGCTCACGGCTCTATACCTTCCCAAGTGGAGGGTTGAGCGCTCCCACCTTCCCGCGACCTCTCTACATACCACCTGCCAACCGAGGTGATGAGCTCGCTGTCAGGGTTACAGCTGAGGAGGTTATCATCTATGCGGTCCACTTGTTTGACATCTATCAGGAGGCCTAATGAGTATCACGGATGATCGAGCGCGGCGGGTGTTTGTCTTAGAGGTGGCGGGGCTTCCTGTGCGCTACTCCTCAGGAGGCTTTGACCCTACAGACGCCAACTTCTCAGGGACTATCGCTGTGGGGATAGCCTATGAGGACGTGGAGGCCATTGTCAGCGTTGGCGCTTATAGCTCACAGCTTGACCCCTCAGGGGGGGTGGCCACCTATGGAGCGCTCACAGTCACCCTGGCAAGCGATAGGCTGAGGGGTGGCGTCAATGACCCCGCCACTATCTTTGGAAGGTGTGGCGCTCGAGCGTCAGCCCCCTTTAGGGCTCAAATCACCTCAGAGATTCTATACGCCACAGACTCAGGTACTGTGGACATTGACACCACAGTCTCAGGCGTCACCTATCCCGCGCTGTTTCACATAGGCGCTGAGACGATCAAGGTGACAGGGGTCACCCCTATAGCTGGCGGTGACCGCCTCACGTTTGATCAGCGCGCTGTGGGTCGCTCACAACGTCAAGCCCACCTCATCACTCAGGGTGGGACCAATGTCCCAGAGGTGGCCACAGCCATCACCACCTTTAGGGGTCGGCGCGCTTCTCTGTGGGTAGCTCAGGAGCTCCCTGATGGTGGCCTGTCTGACTTCACCCAAGTGGTCAATGGCTTCCTTGATTCCTCACCTGTGGTTGAGGAGGGTGGCACAGTCACCCTAAGCCTGACGCCTATCATCGCTCTCTTGGATGGTCCCATCACAGAGAGGGGGCGCAACACCACCCACCTCCTTCAAGGCTTCCACCACTACAATGGGAGTGAGGGCAGCTATCTTGAGTGGGCTGTAGACCTTCAGGATGGTGGGGCTCAATACCATATCGAGCGCGCTACTATTGACCCAACAGCCACACCGCCTCTGTTTGAGATATGGGATGGCGGGCTAGATAACCTCAGGCTTTTTTGGATGGCTGGCCCTAAGGGTGTTGACCCTGACACGGATGGCAATCACCCGCGCTACCCACGGCTTGAGGGTAGGTTTGAGGGGGGCACAGAGCAGATATTTTATCCAACACTAGCTAGCGGATCATTCATCCGATATGACGCCACAAACACAATCTATAACACCTCAGGAACAAGTGAATACATTCCTGTCAGGACCAACTCAGAGGCAGAAGCCAAGCGCCTTAAGCTAGGTGATAATGAGGTTAAGGCGTGGCCTGATGCTGTGATTGATGGCCTCCTAAATGAGCCTGAGTATGTCACAGGATATGATGGCTCATGGGCTAGGTGGCAACTTAGCGCTAATGGGATGATCACAGTCTCTCCCAATGATGACCCCGATGGGGTCAGGCCAAGAATTATTTTGAGCCAAGGGAGCCTGAGTAACATTGAGCCTCGCGCAAGATATTGGGACTCATTGGGCCCACGCCCTCCTCTGTGGACACGCTACCGCCTCTGGTACCCTTTGGACATTAGGAAGCCAGACTCTGAGAACAGATTCAGCTCAGACCATAGGACAGGGACCACTCGCCGAGTGGTGACTAGAACCTTGGCCTGTGCCGATGACAGCACACAACGCTCTAAGAGTTATCCCATCAAGGGGATTGCTCTTGGCTACTATCAATGGCGTGAGCTCACCATCTTGGTAGAGAGCGGGCTTGGCTTGCCAGCGAGCGCCACAGCGGGTGAGAGCTATGACGTCCAAGTCAAGTATGTAGACCGCCGCGCTGAGGAGGTGCGCTATCAATGGCTTAAAGCCACTCACCAAACCACGGCGACCTATGACAGCTCCACAGTGGGCTACATCATCCACCTTGACCCTGCTCAAGATTGGGATTTGGTCAGCTCCTTTGGTGATTGGCCTGACGCTGAGCGCGCTGAGATTTATGGCGGGGCGCTGTTCGACAAGGAGCGCCCTGGTGAGATCATCCTCAAGCTCCTTGAGAGTGGTGGAGGTGACTCCAAACTTGGGACATATGACGTCTATAGCATTGGCCTTGCCATCCCCTCCTCAGAGATAGATGAGGCCAGCTTCCTCACCTATGATGGGACGAGCGCCTTCACCTTCTCAGGAGCCATCTCAGGTGATGGGGTGGCCATCCGTGACGTGATTGACAGCATGCTCAAGGCCATGAGCTGTGCGCTCATCATGAAGCGTGACCTTAATGGGCGCTCTAAGCTCACCCTTCAGCCTATCGGCGCTGAGCGCTCAGGTGAAGCGGTGGCCACGATTGAGGCGGGTGATTGGCATCAAGACCAGCCACCCACTTGGTCAATTTATGAGGACGTAGTGACCCAGACTGTGGTGAGATTCCAATGGTCCACAGAGGAGGAGCGCTTTGGCTCTGAGGTTATCTTTAACAATCAAGAGGCGATCAACCGCTATGGTGGCGAGCGCTCACGGACTAGCCTTGACCTGTATGGGTTGACTGACAGGGACTTGGGGAGCTCCCTTGGTGACACGCTTGGCTACTTCCTCCCTGTGGTCGCTCGTCAATGGAACCTCCTGAGCAATCCTCTGAGGCTGTGGCGTGGCTCGATTGGCACAGGTCAAAGCATTCTCCTAGATGTGGGCGCCTATGTTGACGTAAGCTCACCTCTCCTCAAAGGCTATGGCGATGAGTGGGGCGTCACCAATGAGGTGGGGATGGTTCAATCTATCCATCAGGAGCTCATGGGTGAGGGCGCACAAATTGAGATCATCCATACAGGGACCAAGCCTGTAGCATGGAACGCCTCAGCAGATGTCACAGTCATCAGGTCAGCCACTAGCTTAGAGGTGGCCAACTTCAGCTATGGGACCACATCAAGAGATGTGAGCTTCTTCGAAGCGGGTGATGTGGTGGACTACTTGCCAAGGGGTGACCATGACAACGCCATCACAGGGCTAACTATTGACAGCATATTGGGGAACGTGATCACCTTCACGGCGTCCCATGGGGTCACAGTCACAGGCGGAACCCTTGAGCCCACTATCTACACAAGCGCCGCAACACACCACAAGGCTGACGCTTATCTAGCTAGCGACACTAGCCCGCCTGTGTTAGGCTCAAATACAGAAGCGCAAAGGTACAGCTAAATGAGCAAAACCAAGGCCCAATTAGAGACGGAAAATAAAGAGCTCAAGCTCATGGTGGCTGACATCAAGGAGAGCTATGAGCATGAGCTCAGGCGTCTCCACCGCGCAATCTCTCAAATGGGGCTAGACCTCAAGGCGCTTGAGGTTGACTCACGCCCTGAGCGCACAGTCTACGCTTCACCTCAGAGCCGTGAGGCGCTCGATAGAGCACAGGCAGAGTGGGAGCGCAACGTCACAGAGCCAAACTATGGCGGGGATTGGCAGCGCATCAATACATACATCAAGAGCTCAGAAGGGATTGGTTGGAGCTGGGAGGCTGACTATACACGCAACGGTCAATTCTCATGGTGTGGAGCGTTCGCCGCTTTTGCCTATGGGCGGTCTGTGCTCCCCTCGATCCGTCAAAAGATCTTCCCTAGCTGCTACAGAATGTGGAGCTCATGGGGTAAGACCTCAAGGTGTAGGGATGGGGAACAGCCACAGCCAGGGGACATTGTGACTGTGTTCACCTCAGATGACCATTCACCTGTTCAGGGGAATCACATTGTCCTAGTGGTGTCATCACCTGATGACATGGGACTATTTGACACCTTAGAGGGGAACGCCCATGGCGAGGGGCCAGAGGGCAGGATTGAGGGTGTCATCAAGCGTCAGCGCTCAATGGATAGCGTGGCTCACATTTATCGACTACTCAGCGAAGATTTTGAGGATTAAATCATGGCTAGACTTAAAGTGACTGAGCCCATTATCAGCGGCTCTACTCGTGGCTCAATCGACCTCTCAGGCGTCTCCAACACAGATTGGAATGACCTCACCTCAGCTGACTTCATTGACGTCACCACAGGGAGCGCTTGCGCCTCAGGTCTAGCCTTTGAGTGGATTGGCTTCACCAATGAGGGCTCTGATGTGATGTTCATTAAGTATCGAGCGCGCACAGGGGCAGGGGACGCCACCACTAATGAGATTGCTGTGGGTCAAATCTTCTCAGATGACCTGGGCACCTTGAGGACGTCAGTCCTCACCATCGCATACAAGAAGAATAACGCCGCTGACACAGTCCGTGTTATCGCTGGCTTTAGCGCTATCTAAGGAGCTCCATCATGTCTGTTCTATTCCTTCCGCCATCAGCGGGCGCCGCTTCAGTACCTGACGCAACTGAGACAGTCTCAGGGAAGATCAGGATTGCAACCTCAGCAGAGGCCACAGCGGGAACCAATGACGTCACCGCTATGACCCCAGCTAAGACCAAGAGCGTGGTAGACGCCGCTGTGGTTGGTGGAGTCACCTATCAAGGCACCTTTGACGCCTCAGCACCCGCTGACCTGAGCAACGCCACCAAGGGTGACCTCTACATCATCAGCGTGGCGGGAACCTACCAAGGGCAGGCATGGGCGGTGGGTGACCACCTCCTCATCAACGCTGACATGGGTGGCACCCTTGACCCTGCCAAGATCGACAAGGTGGACAACACTGACAGCGTGACGAGCGTGGCGGGGCGTACAGGTGCAGTCACCCTCTCAACAGCTGACATCTCAGGCTTGGCTACTGTGGCGAGCACAGGCGCCTACTCTGACCTCACAGGAGCTCCCACGCTCGCAACTGTAGCAACCACAGGGGCCTACTCTGATCTGAGTGGAACACCAACGCTAGGCACAGCCTCAGCTGAGGACGTAGGGACGAGCGCGGGGAACGTAGTGCAGCTTGACGGATCGGCTCGTTTGCCTGCGGTCGATGGCTCACTCCTCACAGGCATCACGGCAAGCGTAGCAGCGCTTAATGATGTCGGAGATGTCAACGCACCGACGCCAGCCGACACCAACGTCATCAAATATAACTCCACATCAGGCGATTGGGAGGCGGGGTCGGTCGCTGCCTCTGAGGTGTCAGGGCTCGCGACTGTAGCGACTACAGGCGCATATACTGACCTCACAGGGACGCCTACCAATGTCAGCACCTTCACCAATGATGCAGGCTATCTGACAGAGGCTAATTCTGTTGTTTTACAGTACAACAGCACCACAACAGCGACAGCGGTCAGCACTAAAGACCTGCATATATACCGCTTATATGGTGCGGGTGGCTTCACTCTGACTGTGAGCTCCTCAGTATCTAATAGCCTAGTGTTGATCAATAACATCTCATTTTCAGCCTGTACAATCTCGGGGCCAACGTTTAGGCTTAATGGTGAGGGGCCAACAGGCGGGGGCACTTCGATCACTGTTGAGGCAGGAGAGAGGCGTCTCTTTTATTTAGAGAATAGTGCTTTATGGCTCGAGACTAACTCTACTCTTCTTGATCGCCTCGCAGGTGTCAGCATCTCGAGCCCATCAAATGGCGAGGCGCTAGTCTATAACGGCACATCAGGCGATTGGGAAAACAGCACAGTTAGCGCGAGCGTCGCGGCCTTGAATGACATTGGTGATGTGAGCGCGGCAGCTCCAAGCAACACCAATGTGATCAAGTATAACTCCACATCAGGCGATTGGGAGTCAGGCGCGGTGGCCTACTCTGAGGTCACAGGAACGCCAACCTTGGGCACAGCCTCAGCTGAGGACGTAGGGACAAGCGCGGGCAACGTGATTCAGCTTGACGGCTCCGCTCGTCTGCCTGCTGTCGATGGTAGCCAGCTAACCAACCTCCCATCAGGAGCCTCAACGCTTGGCGCGCTCACAGATGTGGACGTTACAGGCGCGGCCAATACTAACGTTCTCAAGTATAACTCCACATCAGGCGACTGGGAAGATGGCGCGGTGGCTTACTCTGAGGTCACAGGGACTCCAAGCCTTGCCACAGTAGCGACCACAGGGGCCTACTCTGATCTGAGTGGAACACCAACCCTCGCCACAGTAGCGACCACAGGGGCCTACTCTGACCTATCAGGCACACCTACGCTCGGCACAGCAGCCGCACTCGATGTAGGCACAAGCGCGACTAATGTAGTGCAGCTTGACGGCTCGGCTCGCTTGCCTGCTGTCGATGGTAGCCAGCTGACCAACTTGCCCAGCTCATCGACAGCGCTCAACGCGCTGACAGATGTCACCATCACGACAGTAGCGGGGGGGCAAGCGCTTGTTTATGATGATGTGAGCTCAAACTGGGTGAATGCAAACCTGCGCCCAGACGTGACAACAATCACAGGTGTGACCACGCTTTCAGCTCCTACAGATGATCAACAGAGTGAGGTAATCCGCGCCAACGGTGGCGCGTCAAGCTACGCGCTCAGCCTCCCAGCTGCCTCTGCTGATATGGTCGGTTTCTACTATCAGATCAAACAGCTCGGTACAGGCACACTCTCAATCACACCGAATGGATCAGACACCATCGAGGGCTCTACATCTCCGCTCCCGATCTCGGTACAGTATGATGCACGAACACTCTATTGTGTCGCTGTGAACACTTGGGAGATTTATTGACATGACTTATTTTGACCTGGCCAGTCCGATAGTGACACCGAAGAAATTAGAATGTGCGGTTTTCTCTTGGGCTAGCGGCGGTCTAAATAACGCCTGTCCATTAACGCAAATTGCACACAATTGGACAACCGCGCCTGTGCTGACAGCTGGCAGCGATGGCTTGACGCTCCCAGCGGGTTACTACATGGTGACTGCTTATGTGTACGCCTCACGATCAGGGTCATCAAACTGTGAATTTCAGCTCTTTGTAAGCTCTGTATCTGTTGGGGTCGCGGGTAGTACAGACGTTTATAACAATGTAGCGCATACAGACCAAGCAGATGCAGAGTTTTCTGTGAGCTCCTCTGATACGCTAGAGCTAAAGATTACAGGTGTAGAATCCTCGATCCCCAGCATTACCACTAATTCTAGGCTTGTCGTTTGGAGGATAGCGTCATGAGCTACATACAGCCTGGGCTTGGAACATCAAGCCCCTTCGCTCAATTGAGGATCACTACGGCTGCAGGCCTTGGTGTGACACAATGGGACACACAGAGCCAAACATGGGTGAGCATTTATAATGTCGCTGACGGTAACTGCATCATGTGGGGCTTGGTCGCTGTGGTGGCTAACAGCTCAAGCACTGGGGTTGGCTCTCTTCAGTTTACTAGTACGTCAGATCAGTATTTATATGGTCAATATGAGCAAGGCACAGCTGCATCACGCGCCAATAGTGGAGAGGTTATGATCAGCTACGGCACAAATGCAACATATGCGACCTCGTCAGTTACAGGGTCAAGTCCTGAAATTGACAATAGTAGAAACCGATGTATGCTCATGAGATTGGAGGCTTGATATGACTTGGCAATCAGGCTTAGGGGGCTTGAGCTCAACTAGTATCGCACAGGCAGAGGCTTGTGTTGTTCCTCAATCAACTGATATATTGCTCTCTAGTGTTACCAAGATAGGGCATGGAACGCCTGTTCAATGGAAAGGCACCTTGCACAGTCAGATCACAATCGCAAGTGATCAAATCACGCTACCGTCTGGGTATTGGTATTATTTGGAGGCGAGCGTGCAAGGCTACTTTACAGGCTCCGATCCGTCACAAGCGGCTTTCATGCAGTATGCTTGGTATGACAGCACAGGCACGACACAGTTAGGGAATATCGGTCGGGTTGGGCGTCAATTCACAGGGCAAGAGGCGTCTGTTATTACAGCTGATGAAAAGAGCATCGCCCTGATTGATGCCACTAGCTCAAGCGTGACTGTCGAGCTCAAGCTCTTGAGTCGTAGCGTATTTAATTATGCTAATTATACAACTGCTCAGAGTATATATTCAAATCTCGGCCGCACTCTGATCATGCAACTGTACCCATAAGGAGCTCATAATGAACTGGGACAAGATCAAGGATATCATCACCATCGCTCTTATCCCTGTGCTCGGCTGGGTGATGATCACCATGAGGGACATTGGCACCTTACAGACCAAGTGTGATCAACAGGCCGCTCAGATCATGGCCTTGGAGGCTGAGACTAAGACGCTCAACAAGCGCACCCAGGCCATTGAGGTCCAGAGCGCCAAGATTGAGGTGAAGCTTGAGGCGCTTGGCGCTCAGCTCACACGCATCGAGCGCATGTTGTCAGTGTATGAGACAGCCAAGTGATTCCTCCTCATGACCTCAGCCTCACTCAGGCGCTCTCAATCATCGCTGTGTGGTCTGTGCTCGCCATTGGCGGGGGCGCGTGGATTGGCGTCTCATGCTCAGAGGTTGACTGTGGCACCTGTGAGGAGGCTTTAGGTGTGGCGATTGAGAAGCGCCAAGCCTGTGAGAAAGAGCTCTTGACCAATCTACCTGACAAGTGTGAGGATGAGCTCCGCCTTGAGCGTGAGCGCTGTGAGCTCACTCTTGAGAATTATAAGGCGCTCCGCTGTCGCATCTGTGAGGCTTCACATGACACCTATCCTCCTCAGCCTGTTCACAATCCTCACACCGCTCCCTCAGCTCAGTGAGCCTCTGACCCTCACTACAGGTGAGGTTATCACGGCGCGCTATATTGAGCCCTCTGATGAGTTTTGCTTAGAGCTAGGAGAGTTCGCTCGCGTCCAATCTGATCTACTCAACTCAGAGCATTATTGGACTAGGCGCATTGACCTCCTCAAGGCTTCCTTTATTGAGGAGCTGGGTAAGGTTCAAGACAATCACAAGGCGGTTCATCAGGCGTACCTAGATGAGCAAGCCAAGCTCAAGGAGCTCACAACTAAGGCGATTGAGGAGCGGGACTTGGCGCGGGATGATATGTGGTGGTGGAGAGGGGCCACGCTTGGTCTGAGCCTCTCCACGTCTGTGACAATTATCTATCTGATCAGTAGATAGACTAGACCAGGGGCTCAGCCCCTTTAAGGATTGGTGAACCATGCAGAATGATCTGTTGGGTCAGGTGGCTTTCTCTGCTCAATACGCGCGTCCCCTAGTGGGTGGCGGTGGCCGTGAGCTGTGGGACCATGCAGTCAGTAGAGTAGAGGCTATGCACCTCAAGAGATACCCACAGGTCGTGGGTGAGACGATGAACGCCTTCAAGCTCGTTAGACAGATGAGGGTGTTCCCCTCTCAGCGCTCGACACAGTTTGGCGGGCGTCCTATCGAGCGAAACAACATGAGGATTTACAATTGTACCTACTCCCCATGTGACCGTCCACGCTTCTTCGCTGAGGCGTTCTGGCTTCTCCTCTCAGGCTGTGGGACAGGCTTCTCATTGAGGGCTAAGGACATCAACCGCCTCCCTCGCCTCCTCGCTCCCTCAGAGATGATCAGGCGTGAGCGTAGGAGACACATGGTGAGTGACTCTATTGAGGGCTGGGCTCATGCTGTCAACCTCCTCATCGAGAGCTATCTACACAGGGGCTACTATGAGGACTACTATGACTATAAGTTTGATTTCAGCCTGATCAGGAAGAAGGGCGCACCCATCAGCTCAGGCGGGAACGCCCCAGGTCATGAGCCTCTGGCCAAGGCGCTCGAGGAGATTGAGAAGCTCTTGAGCCGTTTAGTTTTGGTGAAGATGCCAAGGCTCAGGTCTATTGATTGCTTTGACATCATGATGCTCCTGAGTGAGGCGGTCCTCTCAGGTGGTGTCAGGCGCTCAGCCTCCATCGCCATATTTGATGAGGATGACCACCTCATGATGGAGTCTAAGACAGGTGAATGGTGGGTTGACCATCCACAGCGCGCCTACGCCA